AAGTTGATTATTGAAGCATTAACTGCTGATAAGTCCCTAACAAATATCTTATTAGTTGACAAATCTCTAATATTTGCTCTAGATACATCCAAGTTGATAATTGACGAATTTACAGCTGATAAGTCTCTAATAAATATCTTATTACTACTTAGATCTTTGATATTAGCACTAGACACATCCAAGTTAATAATTGAAGCATTCACTGCTGATAAATCTCTTACAAATATCTTATTACTAGATAAATCTCGTATATTCGCTTGTGATACATCCAAGTTAATGATTGAAGCATTGACTGATGATAAGTCTCTAACAAATATCTTATTACTTGACAAGTCTCTAATATTAGCATTACTAACATCCAGACGACTAATATATGAATAAGAAACATCTAAATTTATGATTGACGTATTCACTGCTGATAAATCTTTAACAAATATCTTATTACTTGATAAATCCCTAATATTTGCTTGTGATACATCTAAATTTATAATGGACACATTCACTGCTGATAAATCTGTTACATATAATCGGTTTAATGATATATCTCTACTCCATATAATACCATTATATGTGCTCGTTAATATACCACCTACACCACTACTATCAATATAATCATATATATATCTTGTATGAAAAGAACTACTCACATCTAAATTATAATTAGGATTTATACCGATACCTAATCTATCTAATCCTGGATTATATATGAGTTTTTGTGTATCTATTCGTAATTTTTGATATCCACTATTATCAACAAAAGTTATATAACAAGTGCGGACATCATTTGTATCTAATATATTGATACTTGCGTCTATTTTACCACCTATAATATCTTTAACAGTTAAACTGGAAATATCAGCATTTATGATTGAAGCATTTACAGCAGATAAGTCTCTAACAAATATTTTATTACTTGATAAGTCTATAATAGTCGCTTGTGAAACATCTAACCTATTTAATGAAATATCTCTACTCCATATAATACCATTATTAGAGCTTGTTAATATACCACCAATACCACTGCTATCAAGATAATCATATATATATTTGGTATGAAAAGAACTACTAACATCAAGATCATATTGTGGATTTGATGTATTAATACCTACTCTATTATTATTATGAACTACGTATAATGTATTACCTATGTTAGCACTATTATCAATAAAAAGGCTTTTATATGAATGAATATCACCACTAACATCTAACCTATAAATAGGTATTGTTATTCCTATACCAACATTACCGGTTAGATTAGCGTTATATATATTATTGCCGTTGGGTATCCATAAATTATCACTAATATCAGCAACATCAATCCATTTAATACCATTAGGTGTAGATGATAAAACTTGTCCATTGTTACCAGATAAATCTAAATAATCATATATATATATTGTATGAAATGAGTTACTAACATCCAAATTATATAGGGGATTATTATTATTAATACCGACATAACCATTATTGTTGATATAAATAGTATTATTATTAATACGTATTGGATTATTTGAACTAATATCAAAGAATCCACCTGCTCCACGAATAATAGACATATCATCACAAAAAACTATAGATGATACATCTAATAATGAATTACAATTAAAACTGACATCGGCATATGCTGGATATAAATACCATAAATTACCACTACCACCACCCGAGATATCAGCCAGACGGGCGGCATCATTTAGATTTACAGGTGGTCCCAAATTAGTGATACGGAACCCATTAGCATCAAGGTCAGACTGCATTGGATTACGGACATAATCGTTATTATTATTAAAAAAGTCGATCTGCCGTTTAATGTAATCACCCTTATAACTCATTATAATTTATATGATTAAAATAAATATTCTTATACGCACGATAATTATTATTATTTTAACAAACTATAATAAATATAAATGACCGGTGGTCTTATGCAATTAGTTTCATATGGTTCTCAAGATATATATTTAACAGGTAATCCACAAATGACCTTTTTCAAATTTGTTTATAAAAGACATACAAACTTTGCTATTGAACAAATGGAACAATCATATATTGGTAGCGCATTATTAGGACGAAAAATAACTTGTAATATAGCTCGTGATGGTGATTTACTATATAGATTATATCTTGAATTAGAATATAGTAATCAAAATATAGAAGATGAATATTTTGGTTTTCAATTAATTGATTATATTGACCTTGAAATTGGTAGCCAATTAATACAAAGATTACCAGGGGAATGGATGATGTTATGGTATGATTTAACAAATACTTATGATAAGATGACAATATTAGATGATATGGTTAGTGTCACTGCTCAAGAATTATATATACCCTTACCATTATTTTTTTGTAGAAATGCGGGTTCTGCTTTACCATTAGTAGCTTTACAATATCACGATGTGAAACTACATATATATTTTAAAAATGCTGAAAATATTTCAAATAGTGGTGATATAACAAAGTGTAGTATATGGTGTGATTATATATTTTTAGATACTGATGAAAGAAAATTATTTGCTAAAAGAAGTCACGAATATTTAATAGAACAAGTTCAATTTGTATCAACAAAAATAGATATTAATAAAACTTATTATTCACAAGATTTAAAATTTGCTCACCCTGTTAAAGAACTTATATGGGTTATTCAGGATGTTAGTGGTGATTCTAAATATTACATAGATAGATACGAACAAGTAGTATCAGCTAATATTACAATGAATGGTATTGACCGATTCAAAAAAAGAAAAGGAAAATATTTCGTTGATGTTCAAAGATATGAATATCATACAGGTGTAGGTATAGCATTAGGTTTGCCATATACACACATATATTCGTTCTCTTTATATCCGGATGATTTAGCACCAAGTGGAACTTGTAATTTTAGTCGTTTAAATAATGTAACTTTGAATATAGATTTATCACAAAGCAATATGATTACGGATTTAGGTAATTTTAGTAATAATACAGCTTATAGACTGTTAAATGTATATGCGCCAAATTATAATGTATTAAGAATAATGAGTGGTATGGGTGGTTTAGCATATTCATTATAAAGTATTGTATTTTCAAATTATATGATTATTTGAAAAAACAAAGTCCACAAAAAGGGGAAAATATAAATAAATAAATAAAATCAAAAAAGTCTCGGGCTTTTTAGGAAAAAGCCTGCCAAAAAAACAGTCACGGTCTCCAAAAGTTGGCAATTCATCTACATCCGCGGTGAAGATAAATATGCCTAATCTAATAGTGTAGCTACAAAATAGATGGGTCTATCATATCAATATGAATCATCTTTTATTAAACTATAAAGGCTATAATAGTTAGACCAGTAATATCCATAATAAAATATTACAAATAAATAATGATAAATTGAATATGAATGGGAGCTATTAATACATCTAATTAAAGTGCCTAATTCTAATTAGGAAATCAATAAACTCATATATATATTAGAAAATATTTTAACTATTTAACTGTTTTATATATACAGTATATACAACCCTATATATACTATATATTACACCTAAATAAAGGCTTTAAGTAGTTATTTTAGAGATTTCGTAAGTTGAAAAGCTCAATTTAACGCAGTAAATTTCCTGTAATCACATCACCCAATTCATCTATTAAAGTTCCTATATATCTCTTATAATTATTAAAAAATACTAATATATATCTCTTATCATTTAATATTATCTCATATGAACTACTATTCAACTTCTTATATTCTCCATATTTCTCTGATAAAGGATACAATATCTTATTATTCTTCATAAAAGTTATCGTTCCATTACATCCATTCACCATATTTCCTGTTGTATATGTTTTACCAATTATATTGAAAAACTGTTCATTTCCATTTAAATTATTCCCGGACATATGTGTCTCTATTATATTTATCATATCATATTCATTATCATCTTCTTCTTTTTGAGTATTCATAGTATGTACTAAATCTAAAAATCCAGCACGCATATAATAACCACTCTTCTTATTTATATAAGAATGTATACTACATATATTCACATCTCTTGATATACATTCCTTTATATATTTTATCATCTTTTCATCATCTTCTTCAAAATACTTTAACTCCTTAACTATATCTATTAATCTTCTTGAATTTCTCATTATAAAATTATTTTTTAATAATTTTCCATTTATATAGTCTAACGATATTGTATATTTATCCATACACAATATTCTAACTATATCCATTATTGATAACTCATAATTCACTATAAAACTATAATTATATAATACACATACATATTCATCATCTAATATACGTCTTGAAGTATATTCTAACCGATTATAAAAAGAATTGAATAATTTTGAATATTGATGAACGAATACATAATTATTCTTTTTACAATATTTATAAATACTCTTCTTACAATTCTCTAATACATCATTTATCTTATCTGTCAAATATAATATTGTTATTTTTGGCCTATATATCTTGATATGATAATATTCATCATTCTCTTTTTTAAATAATATTTTATATCCATATATAAGTGTCCATTTAAAATCTATATCTAATATCAATTTTGTAAAAGTTGAACTTTTTTCAATAAATAGTTCTACATCATTTTTCATTATATTTATTATATCTAATATCTCATCTTCCAAATATAAATAATTACTTCCTATTACTATATAATTTTCTATAATAGATTGTGTATTATTATTCTGTATATATTGGACTACATTATTTATAAAATTATTTATTAATTGTTCACTTGGTAAATAAACAATATTTTTATTATTCATAACTGAATTTATAATATTATACAATAAATTTATGATAATAAAAAATATGTATATTATAAATTCTACTTTATGCCTGGAGCTACTCTACAACTTACAGCATATGGTGCTCAAGATATATATTTAACAGGTAATCCACAAATAACATATTTTAAATTCATATATCGTCGCCATTCTAACTTTTCTATTGAATCTATTAATATTTACGATAATGACTATAATGTTAATATGGGTTCCCGTGTTATTACTAAAGTCCCTCTAAATGGTGATTTACTATCTACCATATTTTTAGAAATTACTATGGATATATCCAGTATCGTTAGTACTTATTATGGCTATCAACTTATTGACTATGTTGATTTTACTATAGGTAGTCAATTAATAGATAGACAATATGGAGAGTGGATGGCTATTTGGTGTGACTTAACTTATCCAGTTGATAAATTACAAATGTTAGATGATATGCTTTCATCAACCGATGATAAACTTTATATACCTTTACAATTCTGGTTTTGTCGTAATCCGGGTCTTGCTATTCCATTAGTCGCATTACAATATAACGAATGTTATCTTTCAATTCACTTTAAAGATGCTAATAAAGTTACTGGTAGTGCTAATATTACTAATCTCAAAATATATGCTGACTATTTTTATTTAGATACCGATGAACGACGATTATTCATGAATAATACACACCAATATTTAATTGACCAATTACAAGTATACGAATCTAAAGCTATACAAACTACAGATACAAAATATCACCTTGATTTTCAATTCTTCCACCCTATTAAAGAACTCGTATGGGTTATACAAGATACTTCTGATAATTCATCATATAATATAGATAATTTTGAGAAATGTAAAAGTGCTGTTTTACAGTTTAATGGTCAAGACCGATTTTCACTTAGAGACGGTTCTTATTTTACTAAAGTTCAACGATTCCAATATCATAAAGGTTCCGGAGCTAATTCAGCACTTCCATACATTCATATATACTCTTTTGCAATTAATCCAGAAGAACATCAACCGTCTGGCTCTTGTAATTTTAGTCGTCTTGATAATACTTTATTAACACTAAATTTAGATACTACTACACTTATAAGCAGTGCTTCATATCGTTTAGTTAGATTATATGCTATTAATTATAATGTATTAAGGATTACTAATGGTATGGGTGGTCTTGCTTATACATCTTAAAAAAATGCGTATAGATATTAATTGAAATATCTATTCTAAAATAAATATTTCAATGATAATATTCAATAAAAATAATTATCAATGTAATCCTAATGACTATCCACCATTTCGTCACGATGAGTACAATAGTCTTAAACTATTTCCTATTATAGGCAAATTAGAAAGATATTCCGGATTACTTTATGATTTAGCTGAAATAATTGAACATCCAACCTTATTCGTATATGGTCTAAAATATAGTTCTTTTATATCTTATGAATGTCATTCTTACTTTGATAAAATTTATATTATTAATGACCATTTAGATATGAACGAATATGAAAATACAACAGTCAATTTATCCGAACTGAATTTAGAAGATAATGTTTCTATTGAAAATGATTTTATAAATTTTCAAAATAATAATATTGTCTTTTTTTATGAACTCAATAATAATTATATTGATTTATTATTATCTGTTAAACCATTATTATTAACTACATTTAATCAACAATTAAAAGATGGTTATACTTATTCATATAAATTATCTAATAGTGATTATTATTTATATATCCCAAATGATTTATATGAACCATTTTTAAAAGAGTTTCATTATTATTTGAAAAATGATGAACTTGATTATGATAATTTAATTCACTTATGTATTATGGTTAAAAATGGTGGTAGCGACTTTAAAGAAATGTTAGAACGTAATTTATCTATTATTGATAGATGGACTATTTTAGATACTGGTAGCACTGATGAAACTCTTGAAAATATTAATAATATACTTGTTGGTAAAAAGAAGGGTAAGTTATATCAAGAACCATTTATTAATTTCCGTGAAAGTCGTAATCGTTGTTTAGAATTAGCTGGTATGAAGTGTAAATATAATTTAATGTTAGATGATACTTACGTAATTGAAGGTGAATTGAGAGACTTTTTAAATACTGTAAGAAGTGACCAATTCGCGGATTCATTCAGTCTTCTAATTAAGAGTAATGATACCGAATACTACTCTAATCGTATTACTATTACTCAATATAAATTGAGATATATATATACTATTCACGAAGTTATACAAGGTGATAATAATGTAAATGTTGTTATTCCAGCACAAAAATCGTGGATATTAGATTTAAGAAGTGATTATATGGAAAAAAGAACTATGGATAGAAAACGATATGACTTAAAATGTCTATTTGAAATGATTGATGAAGAACCTGATAATCCACGTCACTTATATTATATCGCACAAACATATAATTTATTAGAAGATTATGAAAAAGCGTCTGAATGGTTCTATAAAAGAGCTTTCCATCCTAAAGAAGGATTTGACCAAGAAAAGATTGATGCCCTTTTTGAAATGACCAGAATGTATAACTTTAAATTGAATAGACCTTGGAGTGAATGTGAAAAATGGTATAAATTAGTTCATGAATGGGACCCTGAAAGACCAGAAGCATCATACTTTATAGGTATTCATTATTATTTAGAAGGTGATAAAAAAACAGCTTATGAATATATGAAACGTGGATTTGAAATTGGGTTTCCAATACATAGACAATATTCATTAAAACCTACTCTATCATATCATTTCTTACCTAAGTTTTTAGCTGAATTATGTTATACTTTTAATGATTATGAATTAGGACAAAAAGCTTGTGAATTATTTTTACAACATAATAAATCAACTGAAGATCAATATCAAACAATGGTTGATTATTATAATATATTCCGTTTCGTTAATAGAATGGAACCATTACAACCTACTCCTACTATACCAGATAAAAAAGTATTTGCTTTTGTTGCTGATGGTGGATTTAAAAAGTGGACTGGTTCAAGTATATTGAAAGAAGGTGTTGGTGGCTCTGAAACTTATATTATTGAAATGGCTAGATATGTTGCTAAACATAGTGATTATGAAGTTGTTGTATTTTGTAATTGTGAAAATGATGAAATATTTGAAAATGTTAAATATCTCCGTTTAGATGCTTACTTTCATTATATTACACGATTAGAAATAGAACATTGTGTTATTAGTCGTTTTAGTGAATATATTATGCCTGCTGTGAAAGGATATGTTAAAAATATTCATTTAGTCGTTCATGATTTAACTATGAGTGGTAATATGATACCTTTTAATGATAAAATGAAAAATATATTCTGTTTAACTGAATGGCACGCTTCATATTTAGCTTCTATATTTAGCCAACTTAAAAATATTATATCTCCATTACATTATGGTATTGACTTTAAAAACTTCATATTTAGAGAATATGATAAGAAAATACCTCATTCATTTATTTATTCATCATTTCCTAATCGTGGTTTAATTGTATTATTAAAAATGTGGCCTCGTATTCTTCAAAGATATCCGGATGCTACTTTGAATATATTTGCTGATTTAAATAATCAATGGGCTAATACTAATTATCCAGAAGAACTTGCTGAAATAAAACGTATGATGAATGAAGAATATAGTAATGAAAAGTCTATTACATTACACGGATGGGTTAATAAGGAAACATTAGGACGTTATTGGAGAATGAGTGATATATGGTTTTATCCTTGTAAGTTTAAAGAAACTTTCTGTTTAACAGCATTAGAAGCAGCATTAAGTAAAACATTTGCTATCACTAATAATTTAGCAGCTTTAGAAAATACTGTAGGTAATAGAGGTATTGCTATTGAAGGAGATGTATTAACTGATGAATGGCAAAATCGTTCATTTGAAGCAATATGTAATTATATAGATAGTAAAGAAAAAGAAGTATTAGTTGAAAAGAATTATCAATGGGCTCTAACGCATTCGTGGGAAAATCAAGCATTAAAATTATTAGAAATGGTTAATAAAACTGCTAATGTTGGTAATAATGCTTATAATATTTATTCAAATATAGACCCACCATTATCTGAAAAATTAATATCTATTGAAAATATAGGTCGTTTTATTAGTTATAAAGATGATTGGATAACAAAACATATTAATAATAATGGTGACTGGGAATCAGAATTGAATAATATTTTTAAAGAGTTTATTAATGATAAGTCTAATGTTATTGATGTGGGTGCTTATATTGGAACTAATACTGTTAAAATGGCACGTCTTGCTAAAAAAGTTTATGCGTTTGAACCATTTAAGAAAACTTATGATATATTGAATACTAATTTATTAATAAATAATATTGATAACGTTGAATTACATAATTGTGCAGTTGGTAATGAAAATAAAGTAATTAATAAAATGTGGTTCCCTAAAATGGATGTTCTCAATATGGGTTTAAATATGGGTGCTATGCGTATTAATAGAGATAATAGTTTAGTTAATGATTGTGTTGTAATTAATAGTGAAATGAAGAGATTAGATGATTTAATTGACATTAATACTAAAATTGATTTAGTAAAGATAGATGCGGAAGGATGTGAAATAGATATTTTAGATGGTATGATGAATATTATATTGAAACATACTCCCGTAATAATAATTGAAAATTGGAAAGATTGTGATTATAAAAAACTGACTAAGATTGGATACCAATTAGTATATCAATTTAATGAAAATAGTGTATATAAATTGATTGATAAGTTTAAGAGTAATGGATTGAACTATGGCGGTATGTATAATTGGACACACGATCTACCACCAAATACAATTCATATTTTTGAAAATGTATTAATGAAATTAAAAGATAGAGAACACATTGAATTGTTAGAAGTTGGATGTTATGCGGGTACTTCTATGATAAAAATGTTAGAATTATTGCCAAATGCGAATGGAACTACTATTGATAGATGGATAAGTTATAATGAAAATACTCTTAAAAATGGTAAAGTTGAAACATTATCAAATATGGAACAAATTAATGTTGAAAATATATATTATGAAAATGTTAAGTTTGCAAATATGGAAAATAGAATAACGCATTTAAAAGGTGATTCCGTTGATATGTTATTAAAATTGATTAAAGAAGAAAAGAAATATGATTTTATTTATATTGATGGTAGTCATAAATGTATTGATTGTTATGCTGATTGTTTATTAAGTTGGCAATTATTAAATAGTGGTGGTATTATGGCTATTGATGATTATTTATACGACCATTTTAATAATAATATATTAGAAATGCCTTTATATGGAGCACAACATTTTTTAAATAGATATAATAATGATTATGTTTTATTAGATAAAGGTTATCGTGTTTTCATACAAAAGAAATAATAAATATAATAAATCTAAATTATTATATTTACTATTTTAAATCCATTTATAAGGTCCATCTCCTTTAACAACTACATCTTTTTTATTAGGTTCTATATCTATACTTTGTCTTTTTCCGTGAGCAATCCAGTAAAAAGAACCGTTTGTTCCATATACTTTGAATGAATTATCATTAATTTCACTTACATTATATAATTGTTCTGTATCATTATGCGGATTATATATAGGTGATATATGAATTGTAAAGTCTGTTGCGATATGTGATGAATATTCGGGCATTGTTATTGTTGTCATTATATTATTTCGTATCGTTCCTTTACCACGATAATATACACCTGCTTCAGGACCTTCAATACAAGCATGAACTAAATATTTATTATTATCGGTAGGATGTTTTATAACGAAAGTTTTATCAAAATTACTTAAAGAAGATGATACTACAATTTCACCTGAAGGTGTTATAGTTGGTTCATATAATAATAGATTGCCACTTGTATCACCTGTTCTTATAGGTGCTATAAATAAACCAGCTACATTTACATCACTTAAATCTGTACCTGTAGCATTTATGATAATTGAATTATTTTGACCTGTTCTACCTGCTAAATACCCTATTGCAATAGACGAGTTAGTACCTTGACCCGTATATCCTGCTTGATATCCAATTGCAATAGAACGTGTACTTTGATTATAAGCGCCTGCTTCTATACCAATAGCGATACAAGATGTATTTTGGGTACTCAAACCTGCATTAGTACCGATTGCTACAGAATTACCCAATTGGCTTATATAACCTGCTTGTGAACCAATCGCGACTGATTGAGACCCTTGAAATGATGAACCTGCTAATGAACCAATTGCTAAAGCACCGGTTCTTTGTGATGTATATCCCGCAAGATTGCCAATTGCTAATGATGCTGTAGAACTACCAGTAAAGCCTGCTTGATAACCTATAGCAATATTTCCTAAATAGGTCGCAAATCCAGCTTGATAACCAATCGCAATAGAACCGGTACCTAATCCTACAAATCCAACTTGATAACCTATTGCAATACTATTTGTCCCTTGTTGAGAACGTCCTGCATTATAACCAATAGCAATACTATTGATACCTTGCGTATGCCTACCTGCTTCAGCACCAATAGCAATAGCACCGCTTCTTTGAAAAGAATTTCCTGCACGAATTCCTATAGCAATACCAGAAGCACCTTGCGTAATTTCACCAGCACTAGTACCAATAGCTATTGCGGCTGATGCTTGAGACGCATTTCCAGCACGATAACCAATAGCAAGACCATAAGTACCTTGTGTAAGTTGACCTGCCTGATAACCTATAGCGCAAATAGCACTTTGTCTTTGACCGCTAAATCCGGTTTGAAAGCCAATATTTACGGTAGCCGTTCCATTTGTATTAAAACCAGATTCACTCCCAATACAAACACTACTTAATCTTGCTGAACGTCCCGCATCACTTCCTATAACAGTAATAGTATTCGAACTTGGATTAACTGCTGATCTTGCGCCTATTGCTATACTAGTGGTACCAAAAGCAGTAAAACCTGACCTATAACCTATAGAAATTGAACTACTGCCTCCGGTTAGTGTTTCGTAACCAATAGCAACCGCATTAGTCGCTAATGTATTACTACCCGCAAGTGCTCCAATTGCTATGGATTGTACACGAGCAAATGTTTGTCCTGCTCGATTTCCTATTACAACTGAACCTGAAGCCTGTGTAGATGAACCGGCTAATGTACCTATAGCTATACTATTTATACTTTGTCCTGTAAGTGCGGATGAATTTCCTATAGCGATAGAAGCAGTTCCTTGTGTATTTTTACCTGCTTGAGAACCTATTGCGATTGTTTGTGTTCCTTGAACTATTTGACCAGCATTAAGACCAATTGCTATAGCATAAAGACCTTGTGATGCGTTTCCGGCTTCATAACCAATAGCTATAGTATTACTACGTGATTGATTTTTTCCAGCATCTATACCTATTCCTATATTACTATCAGGACCACCTGTTAAACTCGAGTTGGAACAAGCACCACTACCAATAGCAACTATATTTTTTGGTATATTCGTTATAGTTTGTAATGCTTGATAACCAATAGCTACATTATATTGTATAGAATTTGTTGCTTGTGAAGTTTGTCCTGCTTGATATCCTATTAAAACTGACCTTGTAGCAGCATTAACACTACCCGCCAAATAACCAATTGATATTGATGCGGTTGATGCATTTGTTTCACCTGCTCGAACTCCTATAGCAATTGCACTAGTATTAAAACTTATATTACCTGCGTTATATCCATATTTTACTAAATTAGTTCTTATTCTAACACTTCCAGATATATCTAATTCATATTGAGGTGTAGTAGTTCCTATACCTACTTTTGAATTACTTACATCTACATATAACGAACCATTATCTACATTTAAGTTGTTACTTATAATAACATTATTTTTATATGTAGTATTAGCATTACTCATTCTATTAATATACTAAAGGAATATTTTATTTTTTCTTAACCCAACTATACGGTCCATCACCATATAATATATATTCTTTCTTACTTGGTTCAACTTCTAAATCCAATCTTTTTCCATAAACTATCCAATCAAATGAACCATTTAAACCATATACATCAAAACTATTATTATAAACATCAGTAGATTTATATATATTATTATTTTCTATAGCAGTTATATTTATTGTAAAGTCCGTTGCTATTTTATCTACATATGAAGGTAGATTAATAGTAATATTTTTATTATTTGTAATAATACCTCTTCCACGATAAAATACGCCAGCTTCAGGACCTTCTAAACAGGCATGAACTAAATATTTATCTTCGTATTGTGGATGTTGAATAATGAAAGTTTTTGATGTAGTTGAACTATTATTTGAATAGAATATTTCATTTGTATTACGATTTAAAAATAACATATTTGAATTAATACTTGCTGTTCTAATAGGTGCTATAAATAGCCCACTTAAATCCATTCCACTAACATCAGAACCAGTAGCATTAATAATAATAGAATTTGCGGCTTGATTAGTTTGACCTGCATAACTACCTATTGCTATAGAATAAGAACCTTGATTATATGCACCTGCGTTTAGTCCAATAGCAATTGCACCTATATTTTCACCAGATAAACCAGCATTATTCCCTATACTTACAGTATAACTTTTTTGATTATATTGACCTGAATTTACTCCTATTGCTATAGATGACGCATCTTGACCAGTAAATCCCGCTTGATAGCCAATAGCAATAGAATATGAACCTTGATTATAAGCACCTGCATTTTCACCAATTGCTATAGCACCTACACCTTCATTACTAATACCAGCATTTACACCAATAGCAATTGTATTTGTTCCTTGATTTAAACTACCAGCATTATAACCGATTGCTATAGCACCTGAACTTTGAGAAGTTTGTCCTGCTTGAAAACCAATCGATATAGCATTTATATCTTGACCAGTTTCACCGGATTGAACTCCAATTGCAATAGAATTTGCACTTTGGTCGTATTGTCCTGCTAGATATCCAATGGCTATTGCATATATTTTTTCATTAGATATACCTGCTTGATTACCTATTGCGATAGAACCTTCACCTTGATTAGTATAACCAGCTTGTGTGCCTATAGCTACACTAAATAAACCTTGATTTATATATCCGGCATTATATCCTATTGCTATAGCACTTTCACCTTGGTTAGTATAACCTGCTTCAGTTCCTATGGCTATTGAAAATTGACTTTGATTTTGATATCCAGCACTAGTTCCTATAGCGATTGTGTATGAACCTTGATTATAAACACCCGCGATAGCACCTATAGCAATCGCGGCAAATTGTTCATTTGATAGTCCCGCTTGATATCCTATAGCAATTGCATTAGGTCCTTGATTATTATTACCAGCCAACTCTCCAATAGCAATAGCAGATGCATCTTGAGAAAATTCACCCGCAAAATTTCCTACCGCAATGGAACTATAGCCTTGATCTGTATGTCCCGCATTTTCACCAATAGCAATAGCATACGCACCTTGATTTGTATATCCTGCTTCGTATCCAATACTTACGGCATATGAACCTTGTTGATAATAACCAGCTGTATATCCAATAGCTACAGCTCCAAATTGTTCTCCTGATAATCCTGCCTGATATCCTATAGCAACTGCTTCTGTTCCTTGATTAATATTACCAGCATTATAACCTATGGCGATGGCATCTAATCCTTGACTAACTTGTCCAGCGGAAGTTCCAATTGCAATAGCTTCGGTTGCTTGACTATATTGTCCGGCTTGACTACCAATAGCAATTGCCAATTCTCCTTGTATATTTTCACCTGCTTGACTACCAATAGCTATTGCATATTGACTTTGTGAAGTCATGGCTGCTTGATAACCTATAGCTATTGCAAATGTACTTTGACTAGTTTGTCCGGCATTATATCCTATAGCAATAGCACCTGTCATTTGTAAATATTGTCCAGCATTTGTTCCTACTGCTATAGCACCTGAACTTTGTGAAGTTTGACCTGCATTTGTCCCAATTGCTACTGCATTTGCACCTTGTGAATACTGACCTGCTCTAACCCCTATTGATACTGCATATGTACCTTGTGATGTTTGTCCAGCGAACGCACCTATAGCAACACTACCTGTATTTTGGTTTGCTACACCCGCTTGAAACCCTATATTTGTTGTTAATAGTCCTTGATTTATTGAACCTGATTGATAACCTATATTAACATGACTTATATCAATAATAGTGCTATTAATTGTTCCTGATACATCTATATTCGCCATAGGATTAATATTACCCAGTCCTATGCCTATATAATTATTAGAACTATCAACATATACCGTCTTACTATTTACAACTAAATCACTATTCATATTAACATTTCCTTTAAATAGTGTATTAATATTACTCATTCTATTAATATACTATAGTTATTTTTTATATTTTATTTATCCATAGATATGGTGTATTACCATATACTTTATATTCATTTTTATTCGGTTCTACTATAATATCTTTTCTTTTTCCATAAACTATCCAATAAAAAGAACCATTATTACCATATACATTAAATTTGTTATCATCTATTTCAGTTGTTCTGTATTTTTTTAATATACCATCATATATAGATGTAATTTGTATAGTAAAGTCGTTTGATATATATTTTACATATTCAGGTAGATTTATAATAGTATAATTATTATTAGTTATAGTTCCTTTTCCTCTATAATATACGTCGGCACTTGAACCTTCTAAACAAGCATGAACTAAATATTTATCATTATCTAATGGATGATTTATTACAAAGTTTTTGGTTATAGCATTTGTAGATAAGGTATTTGATGCAAACACTTCTTTCGTATCTGAATTCCATAACAAAGCATACGCATTATCCGTAATACCACTTCTAACAGGTCTTATAAAACATGAACTCGCAGGGTTTGAACTCATAGTTGTATTAACAGCAGATATGATAATACTATTATTTCCTTGTTGTGTAATACCTGCTAATGAACCTATAGCGATTGCATTACTACCTTGATTAGTAAAGCCCGCTTGATTACCTATTGCAATTGAATAAGTGCCTTGATTATAACCACCTGCAATATTACCTATTGCTATAGCATTTATTCCTTGTGTTTGTGTACCTGATGTAACACCTATCGCTATAGATTCTCTTCCTTGATTTGATGTACCTGCAAAAGTACCTAATGCTATTGAACCGGTCCCTTGTGTTGAACGAGCGGCTTGAATTCCAATGGCTATAGTATTACCTGATTGATCGATTGTCCCTGTAAAAGTACCTATAGCAATAGAATTTGTCCCTTGATTAGTTTGTCCACATTGCGAACCTATTGATATTGTACCTGTTTGATTAGCACCATTATTATTAGAATTACCTATTGAAATTCCATTAGGTATATTGTTTGCTAATCCACTTCCTAAAGTAAGACCTATAGCAATTGAATTTATACCTGCATTTGTACGAGATACTGTATTACCAATTGCTATAGAACCGCTTCCTTGACCTACTTGACCTGTAACCGTTCCTATTGCTATAGCATTAGCACCTTGAGTTCCTTGAGCTGAATTTACTCCTATTACGATTGAGTTAGAACTTTGTACTGTTTGTCCTACTTGAAAACCTATAGAAATGCTCGCGGTTCCTTGTTGTGATACTCCTGCTTGAGTTCCTATAATAATACCATGATTATTTTGAGTTATTGCAAGACTTTGACCTATACATATAGCAAAATTTTTTTGTTGTGTTTGTGCTGAATTAATACCTATAGCAATAGAATATTGCCCCTGACCCAAACGTCCTGAACCAATACCTATAGCAATAGCATATAGACCTTGTGTGTTTCCTGTAGCCGATCCAATTGAAATAGAATATGCCGCATGATTTTGAAAAGTTGAACCAATTATTATGCTATTATTACTTTGAGCCCCAATACCGGATTGAGTTCCTATTGCTATACTATTTGCTCCTTGAGTACCTTGACCTGCTTGAGTTCCTATAGCTATACTTTTAACACCTTGTCGAGATTGTCCGGCAGATAAACCTATTGCAATAGCACCAGCATTTTGTGTCAAAGACCCTGCTAAATTACCTATTGCTATACTATTAGTACCTTGTCCTGATTGTCCAGCAGATAAACCTATAGCAATAGAGTTTGTTCCTTGATTTCTACTTCCAGCAAGGGCACCTATAGCAATAGCATTTAAAGTTTGTTCTGTTTGTCCTGCTTGTTGTCCTATAGATATATTGCCCGTATTTCCTGAACCACCAGTATTAGACATTCCGGACTGAAAACCTATAGATATACTTGAAACACCGCTATTTGCATCGCCTGCTAATCTGCCAATATTTATTGAATAAATAGCCGCATTATTTCTTCCTGCCTCCATTCCAATTGCTATAACACCACTATTATCAGTCGAATTGGCATCTGATAAAGTAAGATAACCAATTCCGATTATATTACGATTCATAATGCCTGTTCCACTAGAAATAGAATCTCCAATTGCTATAGTATTTTCACCCATACTCGTAATAGCAGATAAGGTGCCTATACAAATAGAGTTTATTCCTTGACTATTCTGCCCAGTATTATAACCGATTGATATAGCACCTGAACCGGAATTAAACTCTCCTGAATTAAAACCTACACTAATAGCATTTTCTCCTTGTTGTGTGGCATTAGTAGGTCCATACATAAATCTCGTAGCCCCTATTGAAACGGCACCAGATATATCAAATGGATTTGTTGGATTAGATAAGTTAATACCTACACGATTATTCGAACTATTGATAAATAATTTATCACTACCTACTACTAAATCCTTAGTTATATTTACATTTGACTTGAATAGTGTGTTATCATTACTCATTCTATTAATATACTATATTATTTTTTATAGTATATTATTCATTACTAAGGCGGTGTTATACCATCAGAATTGAATATTCTACTATATACCGCAGTTATTGCGGAAACACCAGTTAAATTAACAACGCGAACTGAACCAGTTACCACATCAGCTATATATGTTGGCTTAAATGATAATCTTAATCCATAATCGCCAGGGCTAACCACTGTAAAAGATATATCTTTAGTAGTTAAACCTATTTCATTGAAACTATCAAATGTTGTTCCACCTGCTGTATTCATCGCATATAGCCTACCTGATACAATACCAACACCTAAAGAAGTATTGAATGACCGTGAACCAGACATAATATCTAATATTGCTCCTACATTATTAGTTCCCCAATTAGCAAAACTTATATCAATTATTACATTTGAAGCATCACCATATGGATATGCTGTATGATATATATCTATTACTGAACTTATTGAATTACCAACTAATGTATCTATTGATGAACTTGCGTCCATAAACATATCAATATTTGATGTATTACCAATATGAATACTATTACCTACATATAGTCTATCACTAACTCTTGCTTGAGCACTAATATCTAATTTATAAGCAGGTGTAGTAGTTCCAATACCTACATTACCTGTATTATTATTATAAATATCATTACCGGTTGTAGTCCATTGGCTACTACCACCTCCACCAGAACCAGATACATCACCATAAGTGATTTCTTTAGTTGATGTATTATAATATAATGCTTTTGTATTAATAACTTCTCTAATTGGTGCTATAAATAAACCACTAACATCCATACTACTCAAATCTAACCCAGTAGCATTAATAATTATAGAATTAGCTGTTTGATTAGTTCTACCAGCTAAGTTACCAATAGCAATAGCATTGATACCTTCATTAGATATACCAGCTTGATAACCTATTGCTATACCACCGGAACCTTGATAATATCCACCTGCTTGAACACCTATACCAATACCTGATTGTCCTTGAACTGTATGTCCGGCAGATATACCAATCGCGATAGCATTTTGTCCTTGTGTATCATTACCTGCGCTATTACCAATAGCAATACTATTTGTTCCTTGGAATGTTTGACCCGCATTAATACCTATAGATATTGCTCCTGATTGTTCTCCTGATAAACCAGCGTTTACACCTATTGCGATAGCATTATGTCCTTGTAGTCCACGACCCGCAGCTAATCCCAATGCGATACCCGCAGAACCTTGATAATATCCACCTGCCAGAACTCCAATACTAATACCTGATTGTCCTTGAACTGTATGTCCGGCTGATACACCTATACCTATCGCATTAGTGCCTTGTGTATCCATACCAGCATTATTACCAATAGCTATAGCAGATGAACCTTGGGCAAATTGACCAGCAACATAACCGATAGCAATAGACGCAGAACCTTGTGTATTTTTACCAGCTAAATTACCTATAGCTATCGCATTATTGGATTGGTCAGTATATCCGGCTTGATAGCCCATAGCAATCGCGGATGAGCCTTGATTAGTATATCCAGCTTGATAACCGATAGCTATTCCATATGAACCTTGATTTGTATCTCCTGCTTGAATACCATATCTAACATTAGTTGATTGTATTCTTGTTTCTCCACTTACATCTAATTTATATGGAATTGATGATACAGTTCCAGTTCCTATACCGACATTACCATTATTACTATTATTATTATTGAATATATCAGCACCACCACTGGTTAATGTCCAATAATTAGTTCCACTACCACCACTACCGGATACATCTTTCCATTCTATACCAGTGATTGTAGATGTTAATACTTGTCCACTAGCTCCACTACTCAGTAATCTATCTATTATAGTTTTAGTTCTGAATGAACCACTGACATCTAATTTATATGGAATTGATGATACTGTTCCAGTTCCTATACCGACATTACCATTATTACTATTATTATTATTGAATATATCAGCACCGCCACTGGTTAATGTCCAATAATTAGTTCCACTACCACCTCCACTACCTGACACATCTCCATAAGTGATTTCTTTAGTTGATGTATTATAATATAATGCTTTTGTATTAATAACTTCTCTAATAGGTGCTATAAATAGACCACTAACGTCCATACTACTCAAATCTAAACCTGTAGCATTAATTATTATAGAATTAGCAGTTTGATTAGTTCTACCTGCTAAATTACCAATAGCAATAGCATTAGTTCCTTGGGTTCCTTGACCTGCTTGAGAACCAATTGCTATCGCGCCTGTATTTTGATTTGTTTGACCAGCGCCATCACCAATAGCAATCGCATCTACACCTTGAGTTCCTAAACCCGCATTTATACCTATAGCAATAGCATTTGTTCCTTGTCTTGTTTGACCAGCAAAATAACCTATAGCTATAGCACCTGATTGTTCTCCAGATACACCAGCAAGAACACCAATAGCAATAGCATTAATACCTTGTGTTCCTTGACCTGCTTGAAAACCCATAGCAACGGCACCAGAACTTTGTGAAGTTAAACCAGTACTATTACCAATAGCAATTGTATTCTGTCCCTGTGAGTTACCTCCAGCACTATTTCCAATCGCGACCGCATTTGTCCCTTGATTAGTTTGTCCAGCATTAGCACCAACACATGTAGCACCTGAACCTTGACCAGTTAAACCCGCATTTACACCAATAGCAGTAGCGAAAGTTCCCTGATTACTACCTCCCGCAACCCAACCAATAGCAACGGCATATTGCCCTTGATTTAAATTACCCGCACCTCTACCGATTGCGACACCACCGAGACCTTGTCCTTGCCCAGCGGCACCATTACCAATAGCAACTGCTTCTCCTGATTGTGTATTCGCACCAGCATTATTACCTATAGCAACTGATAAACTACCTTGCATAGAAGAACCGGCACTACTACCGATTGCTACAGAGTTTGTACCTTGAGCAGTTTGTCCCGCATTTACACCAATAGCAATAGCATTTGTTCCTTGACTTGTTTGACCAGCAAAATAACCGATAGCAATAGCTCCACTCTGTTCTCCGGATACACCAGCAAGAACACCTATAGCAATCGC